ATGGAAATGCTACCCGATGAACAAATGGAAGAACAATTTGTAGACTTTGTGATAGATGAAGCTCTATCCGACAAAGAAGAGTCTATGTTAATGGAACAACTAGAAGCTAATCCTGAGTTGAGTATGATATTCGACAAAGTAGTGGAGAAAGCTTCGGAGTTTACTGGAGCCGGAGAAGTCGAAGGACCCGGCACAGGAGTCTCTGATTCGATACCTGCAAGGTTATCGGATGGAGAATTTGTCTTTACAGCAAAATCAGTAGAGCAGATTGGTGCAGACAACCTTATGAAAATGATGAAGGATGCCGAAGCTGCTTTTGATTCTGCTGGAGAAGATAGGAAAGCTATGGAGCATGGTGGTCCTCATTCAGAAATGGATGATGATAATATGTCTAATATGCCTAAACAAGTTGAAGTAACTTATAATGTTAATCGACCTGAATCTGTTTCTACAGTGAATCCACTGTTAGCAAGAGATGAGGAAGAAGACCTTATAAGTCAACAACTTAAAGAAGGTATGTTAAGCAGACCCGATAATATCTATAGTTAAATTTAACCGAAAGGCGACCTTTACAAGACAAGCCCTGCATGTACAGCAGCTACCTTGAAAGATTGTTAAAGCACTTAATAGGAGAATAAGATGGCTAAAAAAGAAGAAAAAGCTAACCCATATAATATGAAAAAAAGTTGGCACAATGTAGAAGATAAACAATTTGTTTCATCTGAATCAGTGTACTTTCCAGACCCAGAAAGTAATTCTGTAGAAGAAAATACTGAAGAGTCTGTTCAAGAAGAACAAGAGATTCAAGCAGAACAAAAAGGTGACTACAAGCGACCCGACTATAAAAAACGATATGATGATTTGAAAAAACATTATGATAGTAAACTTAATGAGTTTAAACAGAAAGAGCTTGAACTTACAGAACAAGCACAACAAGGTCAGGTAAAATATACCCCACCTAAATCTGAAGAAGAACTTGCTGAGTTTAAACAAAAATATCCTGATGTTTATGATGTCGTAGAAACAGTTGCTAATATGCAAAGCGAAAGCAGAGCAAAACAACTTGAAGAAAAGGTAAAACTTTTACAAGAAAGAGAACAGCAACTTGTTAGATTAGATGCTGAGAAAGAACTCAAGGCAAAGCATCCTGATTTTGACGATGTTAGAAACAGTGATGATTTCCATGATTGGGCAAAATCTCAACCTGAGTCTATACAGAATTGGATTTATAAAAATTCTGACGACCCAGAAGCAGCAAGTCGAGCTATAGATTTATTTAAATCAGATATGGGAGTAACTAGCAAACAACAAAAGCTATCAGCCGGTCCTAAACAAAAGCTTTCGGCAGCAGACATGGTGTCTACTAAGACAACTAATGTTGAGCCACAACAAGCTAAAGTTTGGAGCCAACAGGAGATTCTAAATTTATCTCCGGCTGAGTTTGATAGACTTGAAAAAGAAATCGACAAAGCATGGGATGAAGGAAGAATTAATTAATTAACTTAATTTTTAACCCATAGGAGGGACGAAAAAATGGCACAGTATTTTGAACCTAGTCCAGATACAAATGCAAACTTCGGTAACTCTGTGAGTGGTCAGAATAATAGTTACTTCTTACCTGCAATTTATTCTGCTAAAGTATTAAACTTTTTCAGAAAAGCAAGTGTAGCAGAAGCTATTACAAATACCGATTACTCCGGAGAAATTTCAAACTATGGTGACTCTGTACTAATTATCAAAGAACCTGAAATTAGTGTAGCAGATTACACCAGAGGAAGTGACCCTAGTGCAACAAAATTAACAGACCAAGAAACATCTTTGGTTGTTGATTCAGCAAAAGCTTTTAAATTCATCGTAGATGATATTGAAAGCAAAATGTCACATGTTAACTTTAAAGAGGTGGCAACATCATCAGCAGCTTATGCTTTAAGAGACTCTTTTGACTCTTCAGTATTAGCATCAATGTTTAGTGGTGTTTCATCTTCAAGCCCAGACCACATTTTAGGTGCAGATGCAGCAGCAGCTACACAAACAATGGGTCAGCATCAAGGTGGTTCTAATTCTATCGACCTTACAGGTTCTGATGGAACAGGAACAGACCCATTAGATGTTATGGCTTTTATGGCTAGATTACTTGACGAGCAAAATGTACCTGAAGAAGGTAGATGGTTTGTTGCTCCTCCAAGTTTTTATGAGCAACTATCTCAATCTGGTTCTAAGTTATTAAGTGTGGACTTTAACGCAGGTCAAGGTTCTATTAGAAATGGTTTAGTTTCTAGTGGAATGTTGAGAGGCTTTAGTATGTACAAGTCTAATAATATTGCTGCTGCTTCTACAGCAAGTGGTAAAGTTATAGCTGGACATATTTCTTCAGTTGCAACTGCTCAAACAATTATCTCAACTGAGGTCCTAAGAGACCCAGATTCATTTGGTGATATTGTAAGAGGATTGCATGTTTTTGGAGTAAAAGTTTTAAGACCTGAAGCATTAGTTTCAGCATTTTATGCAATAGACTAGAAATAGTTAGGAGGGGTCTTCGGACCCTTCCATTTTTTTAAGGACAACAATTATGAAAAATAAAAAAGAAGAAAAAATGTCTTACAAAAGAGGTGGCTACGCAATGGGTAGAATGCCTATGATGGGTGGTAGAATGCCTATGAAACATGGTGGTATGCACGATTATAGTTCAGTAAAAGAACTAGAAAATGCATGTCGAGGCGATGTAGGCTATAATGAATCATTAAAATCAAAAGAAGATAAATAATGAAAGTTAAAGCACCTAAAGGTTATCATTGGATGAAACAAAAAAATGGTAACTTTAAATTAATGAAACATAAAGGTAAATTTGTACCACATAAAGGTGCAAGTTTAATGGCAAACTTTACAATACAAAAGGTACACAGCAAATAAAATGTTAAGTGAAGCACAAACAAAAAAATTAATAGCTGCATTAAAGAAAGCTTCTAAAAGTCATGCTGGTCAAGCTAAGATTTTAGAAAGGTCTTTAAAAGCTAATAATAAAAAGAAAAAGTAATGGCAACAACATATCTTGGTTTAACAAATGAATTGTTAAGAGAACTTAATGAAGTTCCTCTTACTTCTTCTAGTTTTTCAGGAGCAGTAGGATTTCAAGCATTTGTTAAAGATGCAATAAATAAATCTATATTTGATATTGCTAATCAAGAACCACAGTTACCTTTCTTTTCAGCTGGAGTAAGTGGTAGTACAGACCCTTTTTATGGCAATACTACAGTTGCTACAGTAGCAGGAACTAGATGGTATTTATTAAATTCTAGTAGCTCAAGTTTAACAACTGACTTTGCCTCAATAGATTGGGATGATTTTTACCTAACAACAATAAATGTTTCTGGAGAATCAGCTCCTTTTATTTCAAAAGGATTACGATTTGTAAATCTTAATGAATGGAGAAGATACTACAGGGATAGCGAAAACGAAGATGATGCTGGTAATCAGCAGTTTGGAGAACCTAAATTTGTAATTAAGTCTCCAGATAATAGAAAGTTTGGATTAAGTCCAATACCTGATAAAGTTTATAATGTGCATTTTTATGCCTTTACAAAACCCACAGCTTTATCAGCACATGATGATACTATAGTATTACCAGAACAGTATAGTAATGTTATAACTTCAAGAGCAAGATATTACATTTGGCAATTTAAAGAATCTCCTCAACAAGCAGCATTTGCTTTAGAGGATTATAAAAAAGCTATGAAATACATGAAGTCAAATTTAATAAATCCTGCTCCTAAATTTATGACAGACGATAGAACTTATTTTTAATTATGGCTCGTTCACAACCTTACGCAGTTGCTTGTGACGGAGGATTAGTTACTGCTTCTAATGCTTTAGATTTAGTAAGAACTCCCGGAGTAGCAACGAAGTTACAAAATTTTGAAGTTTCTGTGAAAGGAGGCTACAGAAGAGTTAGTGGTTTTGCTAAGTTTGGTGGCGATAGTGCTGTTAAACCTTCAGGTTCTACAGATACTATATTAGGAGTATTTCCTTACGCAGATGGAGTTATAGCTTGTGTAAGTGATGATATTTATTTTAGTAATACAGGCACAAGTTGGTTACAAATAAATAGAAGCTCAGTAGCATCTAGTGGTGATAACCATACTGCTTTTACTGGTAGAAGTGTTTTAAACAGAACAAGTCAAGGACAAGTACAGTTTGCTTTATTTGATACAGCTACATCTGATTATGGCACTGTATTTATAGCAGATGGAGTTAATAAAGTTTATAGTTTTAGAATGGAAGGAACTGGTATATTAACTTCTAGAACTTTTTTTTCTTCAGAGGTTACTGTAACAGGAACAAAAGGTGTTAAATTTTTAGCAGTACATGATAAACATTTAGTAGCTGCTGGAGTTGAAGATAATTTAAATACTATATTTTTTAGTGGAACTTTAGACCCAGATGATTTTACATCTACAGGTTCAGGAAGCATAGTATTAGAAGACCAAGTAGAAGGTATTAAAAGTTTCCGAAACGAATTATTTATATTTTGTAGAAATAGTATTTTTAAATTAGTAAATATAGAAGATTCAAGCAATATAGCAGTAGTTCCAGTTACAAAGAATGTGGGATGTTTAAGTGGTTATAGTATTCAAGAGATTGGTGGTGACTTAATATTTTTAGCACCAGATGGTCTTA